TAGATCCGCGTTTGTGGACATCATAAAAAGAGCGAAGGCTAGAATCGAAGCGGACCGGGTAGAATGCATGCTAAACAGCAAGAGTAACACTATCGGTTCGATATTTTACCTAAAGAATGCCCATGGTTATGAGGATAAACAGGTTCAAGCAACTGACATTAAAGTCACACAGACCTACACTCCCGAAGATAGGGACGCTCTTAAGAATCTCGCCATGCAGATGATCGAAGAGCGAGAGTCAGAGGATCTTGTTGAGCTGGCTGAGGTCTGCGATGGTGTGTCAATAGAGGCACACAGTGTCACAGATGGGCAAGATTATTGAGCCAGTGTCTGATAACATATATTATGTCAACTCGTGTGTTGAATGATTTCAATGGGTTAGGTGCGTGGGCCTGTAAACGGTGGTGGTCTTGAGACGCTTTAAGTGGTTTGGTGGTACAGATGGCGCGGTTTGGCTTTGGGTGGTTCAGCTTAAATAGGGGGCGTACCCACCCCATGGGGAACCTGGGAGCGGCGGGGGGGAGCACCGTATATATCCCCCCACCGTCTAAAAAAAGTGAAATCCCTGTCGAAAGCGTTTCCGAATATTTTTTTTCAAAAACAAAAAGGGTTTTTCTCTATATCTGACCTAATTTAACCAAAGGCGTTTAAAATAACATGGACAGGAAAATGGAAAACCTTGAAACCTTATCTATTGGGAAGTACCATATAAGAATGGTTGGTGATAAAAGCACTTATCTTGCTGAAAAACGCGCTTCTGGGTGGTTTTTAGTTGATGGGTGTGGGTATGAGGAGCGCATTAACGTTCCTATGTTAGAAATTGTTGATGCTAGTTTTGCTGGAGATCTTCCTATGATGGAAAAGAGCCATATTTACAGAAACGATTACCCTATTTCAGAGTTTTTCCCGAAATGAGGGTGGTTTTCTCTATATTTGGCATACTTTAACCCAAGGAGTTTAAAATAGCAGGGACAAATTATGATGCGTTATTTAGAAAAGCTAAGATACTTTTTAATCAAATTGCTTGCTGGTGATATCCCGGTTGTATTGAACATGACTATCCATAGGCCTGCCGGTTTTTCTGGTAATTTGGCGTATTTCCCGAACCCCAAAGCGCCTGGTTTTTTTTCCTATAACAAGTTATTGGATAAGCCTGGTGAAAGCATTTTGATTCCCACTAGGGACGAGGGTTTAATTGCTACATAGCGGAAGAAATCTATGGGAGTTCAATGGAGTGGAATGAAAAAAGATGAAGCGCTCCGACTTGTCGAAGAGATTCAATCTATTTGTACTAAGCATGGTTTATGGTGTACTGTTGAATTTGAGCGGAAGCCTGATTTGAAGATGATCAAGATAGAGATCAGCATAAAGATTGAGAAATAAAAACTACTGGTGGGGGAGAAGATGGGAGAAATAAAAGTAACGGTACAAACAGAAAAACGATTAGCCGCGATCTCCGACCTTGCTATAGCTATAAAGCATGTAGCTATAGCATTGTCAGCAGGAACACACGTTTCGATAACTGATAATATTTTTAATGATGGTGCTCCTTCTGTCGCTATTAATACTCATGAAATCGTCACCGAAACTAAGATAGAAAAGTTATAGCAACTTAATCCAGCATATATCTAACGAAGAGGCCAGGTATGATATTTTCTGGAAATTGCAAAAAATAACACATAACTAAATAGCATTACCAACACGAGCACCATTTAGGGCCGGTTGTATCCAGAGTTTTTGGACGCAATCGGCTTTTTTATTGGAGAATGAAATGCAACAAGCATCAGCCAAAGTAAGGGAGATAGCGCAGAGCGGTGATTTGACTGCCTTGTTTGCTGTTGACGCTTTGGCTTGGGCGGTGCTTGGGAAGGTTAAATTGCAGAGCGGGAAGTTTTTTGAAACCCGAAAGCATGAGTACCAAAGAGACATCATGCAGTGCGACCATCCCAACCAGTGCGCCAAGAAAGGCGCTCAGGTGGGCGTTACGGAAATCAATGTTTTAAAGACGATCCACGGTCACATCTACGGTCGGTATCCTACTGGAACACTTTATCTTTTCCCCACCTGGAATGATGTAAGCGACTTCTCGAAAGCCCGGTTTAACCCTCTTATTTACGACAATCCTCAGATAGCGGCTCACGTAAAGACCATCAACGCTGGTGGGAAGACGATGGAAGCGGCGACGATCAAGAAGATTGGGAACGGGATTCTTTATTTGAGGTCTGCGAGACAGACAGCGAAGATTGAGGGGTTGAAGGGCGATTCTTCATCTCTGAAGTCGATCCCTGTGGACAGGATCGTGTTTGATGAGCGTGACGTGATGAGCGACGGGATGGTTGACCTTGCCCTGGAGCGGATCAGCCATAGTGATGTGGGAGAGGTGTTTCAGCTCAGTACTCCAAGCATCCCTGACTATGGGATTGATTTGGCTTACCAGAAGAGTGACCAGAGGGTTTGGGAGATCAGGTGCCGGCATTGCAACACTTACACCTGCCTGGAGCTGGAGTTTCCGTCTTGTTTAAAGGAGCGAAAGGACAACAGCGTCTACCGGGCCTGCAAGAAGTGCCACAAGGAGATTTTCCCGAAGGATGGTAGGTGGACACCGCAAAGGCCTGAGGTGAAGGACCTGGTGGGCTGGTGGATAAGCCAACTGAATTCGATGTTTGTAAATCCTGCTAAGATTCTTGAGCAGTTCCAGGACCCTAAAACTAATTTGCAGGAGTTTTACAATTCCAAGTTGGGGATGGCATACATTGCGGCTGAGAACCGGCTGACCAAGAACGATGTGATTGCCTGTTGCGGAAACGACGTGATGTCTGTCAGGAGCGAGGGGCCTTGCTCGATGGGGGCGGACATTGGGAAGCACATTCATGTGGTGATTGGTAGCCGGCTCTCTGGTGGTAGGCAGTTGAAGATTATCAAGGTGGCCACTGTTTCATCCTTTAATGATTTGCATGACCTGGGCAGGCGGTTTGGTGTCAAGTGCGCGGTTTTAGACTTGTATCCTGAAACCAGGAAGGTTCGGGAGTTCGCAGCCTCTGAGAAGTATCCGGTGTTTGGGTGTGACTACCAGGAGAGACAGAAGGGTGCGTTTGCGTGGGATGAGCGGAACAAGGTTGTAACTGTCAACCGGACTGAGGTGTGTGACGCGACCCATGAGCTGGTGATGAACAAAGGGCGTTTGGAGCTGCCGAGAAGATCAGACGAGTTAGATAATTATATTAAGCACATGACAGGAATAGTTAAAGTGTTGCAAGAGGATGAGACAACGGGATCAAAGGTTTATCGGTATCGAAGGATTGCGGATGACCATTATCGTCATGCGACAAATTACTTTTACTTGGCTTCGACTAGGATAAGGGATGCCCGCTCAGGTGTTTTTAATTCGCCTCAGCACCAGGAAACTTTTAAATATCCGTATGCTCCGGGGTAATCAATGGCAGAAATAAGATCACTTGAATCAGGAAGGACCGGGCTCAACAAGGGGTTCATGCGGTTTGCTTCGAACGATGATCTGGACCGATACGAGGAAGAAGACGCTAAAAAGCAGGCCGATGAGGTCCAGGCGGACCCATTTATCACTTCCCTTGGGGGTTACATAAGGACGTGCTGGCAGGAAGCCAGGGACAGTAAGGACCAGGAAATAACGGACAGGTTGCTAAAGTGCCTTCGGCTTCGAAAAGGTGAATATAGTGCTTCTGAGAAAGCCAACATTGACATGGTTCAAGGTGATAGTTCTCTATTCGACCAGTTGACCAACGTAAAATGCCGGGCTGCGGAGTCATGGTTGAATGATATTCTGCTTCCACCAGGGGAGCGACCATGGGGAATAAGCACAACGCCTAACCCGGAGCTTGCACCGGAAGAGATGGAAAAACTCATAATTGAGCTACAGGCTGAGTATGAGCGGATGTTGTTTGCTCAAAGACAGATAACGGACCCAAACGACCCAAACGCCGTAAAAGACGCGGAACGCAGAATCGAGCGTGAGCTGGCTAAGTTCAGGGATGAGCTGTTGAAGGACGTTCGAGAAAAAGGGGACAAAGATACCGAAGCTCTTGAAAAAGACATCGACGACGGGCTTACTGAGGGTGGTTGGTACAAGGTTTTGAAGGATGTTATCCCTGATGTGGTTACTTTTCCGACCGGGTTTGTGAAAGGGCCTGTTGTAAGGAAGAAAAAGTGCCTTTCATGGGGAGAAGACGGTCGTCCTGTGGTCGAGACAGTACCGAAAAGGGAATATGATAGGGTCAGTCCGTTTGATATGTACCCATCTCCTACCGCTAAAACCCTCCAGGACGGATACCTTATAGAGAAACACAGATTTGAACGGAAGGATTTGAATGACCTTATTGGGGTTGATGGATACGATGAGGGCTCCATAAGGAAGGTTTTAAGGGAGTATGGGGAAGGCGGGCTCAGGGAGTGGTTGACGGAAGATGAGGAGCGATCTGATCTTGAAGACCGACCAAACGATAGATCCGGGCTCAATGTGATTGATTGTCTTGAATTCTGGGGCAGCGTTCAAGGGTCGAAGCTCATTGAATGGGGAATAGACCTGCCTGATCCTGAAATTGACTATGATGTGAACGCTTTCCTGATAGGGGGAACGGTTATCGGCGCCAGGTTGAACCCTGATCCACTGGGCAACAGGCCTTATTACTCAGCGTCTTTTACAAAAGTTGCCGATTCCATATGGGGTATCGGCGTCCCGGAATTGTTGGAGCCAAAGCAAAAGGTGTGCAACGGTTGTCTACAGGCCATGGTTCGCAACATGGGAATGGCCTCCGGTCCGATGTCATGGGTTGATATGAGCCGGGTTGACCTGTCCAACAAGCCTGGGGAGATTTATCCGTTGAAGCAATGGCTTTTTGAAGGAGATCCTGGAAACGCAGGCCTACCGATGGGGTTTTTTCAACCAGACCCAATTATTGATGTGCTTCTGAAATTGTACGACTATTTTTACAAACAAGCCGGCGAAGATCCAGGAATACCCAATTATATGTACGGAGCCGGCGATCAGGCGGGGGCGGCTAAGACGGCTTCGGGACTCAGTATGCTCATGAACGCGGCATCTAAGGTGTTGAAAACGGTTGCCGCAAACATTGATGAGGGCATAACCAAACCTTCTGTTGAAGGGTATTGGGTGCACGTCATGTTAAATGAGCCGGAGAAGGCCAACGGAGATATCAAAATAGTCCCGAGAGCGTCAGAATATCTTGTGATGATCGAACAGCTCCAGATTCGCAGACAAGAATTCCTGCAAACGACCGCCAATCAGTACGATTTTCAAATAATGGGACTTAAAGGCAGGGCTGAAGTGTTGCGCGAAACGCTGAGGTCTTTGAAAATGCGGCCTGACAAGATAATTCCTGAAGACGACTCTTTCAGGCAGAACATAAGTGAGCAAGAATTGATGATGTTCGCTCAAAACCTCGGGAATATGTTTCATGTTCCTCCGGAACAGATATTAGCTATTGCAAAGGGGGGCGCACCCGCAGGCGCTGGGCAAGCCCCCTCACCCGGAGCACAGAGCGGTGACTCCGCAGGAACACCAATGGGAGGTCAATAATGAAAGACATGCAGCCGGAGTACGTTGACGAACTAAAAGACTATGACATTGACATGCTTGAGCACAGCCTTGGAAAGAACGCCAAAGACTACAAGGCGATAGATTTGCAAGGCGCACTGGTTATTATGCGGAATCTTCTCGGTTCTACGCTCAAAAAAGTTGGGGTTCAAATATCTAAAGACAGTACGTCCGAGGATGTCGATGCCAAAATGAAGCGAAACAACGTCAAGGTTGAGCATCGGATGGATTACCGGTTTGATGACACCTGGCGAAACGGCCTCTATGTCTATAAAGGGATGGATTTGGCGGGGTTTATTTCTGAGCCCCTTAGAAAACAGCCAAGCGTTTTTGAAATTGATAGGACCCCACACATTATAGTAAGGGCGGCACTGCAATGATTAGATACCCTTCAGACCCAGATAAGAAAGTCCGAGTTTTGGAGTCGCTTTCCAATTTGGAACATAATGAAGCCTTCAAGACTGTAATGAATTGGCTGATTGACGAGGCGGGAAGGATATCAAAAGGGAACAATGAAATCAAGGATGAGGTTGTTTTGAGATGGTGCCAAGGCCGCTTCCAACTTTTGGACGGGTTTTTGACCAAAGCGGTTACCGCAAGAGAAACATTAGAGAAATTACGGACCCAGACTCCGAATTTGTCAAATCAATGATATGACTAATTTCAGCGCATAGGGCGCAGAGGCTGACCGTTTAAAAACAAGGAGAATTATCATGGCATGGAGAGAGAACGCGAATATTACGAAACTACGAGTAAGGGATTTGGACGTATGGGGGACCTCCAACATCGCACTTTTGGGACAGGGAACTACATTCTA